TTCAGCGTCTCCTGCACCGTGGACTCTGCATCGTCGTAGTCGCGCACCTTGAGCTCAGTCTTGGCCTTGGCGTAGCCGTCGAGCTTGGCCTGCCAGGTGCGCTGCTGTTCCTCAACTTGCTGCTGCTGCTGGCGCTTGGCAGCCTCCACGGCATCTTTCTGCTTGTACCAGGATTCAAGCGCCGCCTCGTAGCGGTCGGTGTCGTAGTCGTGGTCTTCGAGCTTCGGTTTCGCACCGAGAGCCGGAATGGCAGCGCTTTGAGTCTGTGTCGTCTGCTGCTCGCGGACCTCGTACTCGCGGACCTTGCGCTGCAGCTCGCGGTGAGACCGTCGCAGGTCGCGCACCCACTCTGGTGCTCTCTCGGCCTCTGGCTCTGGCTCTGTCAGCGTCTGGCCGCCGAGCGTGATCTTGAGCTCCTGTTCACCTTCGGCATCTTCCGCTGGTTCTGGTGTCTCTGGCTCTGCTGCCCGCGTATCCTGGGCCTCCAATTCGTCAAGCGCAGGCGTCTCGCTGGAGCCGTCAGGCTGGGTGACTTCAATCTCTACTGGCATGGTTCTCTTTCACACTCGCACGTTTTCGGCCGTGCGGTTGCCGTTGCCGGAACTCCCGGCTCATCACATCGCAATGCCAAGCACTCCCAGCATCAGCTTTGCCTCATGTTCATGCAGCGCCATCAAGGCGCCTGCCACATCCTCGTCGTCGCGCAGTATCTCGCTGAGTTCAGCAGCTGCGGCCTCGAGGTCACGGTTACGCTCGGCGGTCAGTGCGCGTGATTGCTGAGCTGCCTCCAGCTTGGCCAGCTCGCGGCGCAGGCTTTGAACCTGGTCCAGCTCGCCCGTGTAATCCGCCAACTTGCGTGCGATGCGCCTGGCCTGCGGTTGCTCGGACTCGTCTAGCGTCTGCGCGATGTCTTTGAGGCGCTGCCGCTGCTCGAAATCAATCAGGCTCTGTTCGAGTTGCGCCCGTTCGTTGGCCCATCCTCGTCTGGGGTCACGGTTGCGGGTGCGGTCGCGGTTGCGCACCACGGCCTGGGCATTGCTTGAACCGCCACCGCCGCCTCCACGTGGAGGATCAATCAGGTTGGCATCACCAACAATGATCGACTGTGGACCGACCAACTCACCAAATGTGTTATGCGTGACAGGTGCGCCAATGCGCAGAGCGCTGCCGACGATGATGGCCCCACGGCCTGTAAGCACCGCTACAGCATCATGCGCGCGGGTGCGGGCTGCGCTGCCCGCTAGGGTGGTGCCTTGGCCCGCAAGCGTGCCCGAGGTGGCGTGCTGGACGTTATGCCGTGCTGTGCCGGCCAGTGCCGAGCCTTGGCCCGACAAAACACCACTGGTTGGGTGTGCACGGAACCGCGTGGCCGACCCGGCCAGCGTGGTGCCTTGGCCCGACAGGGCGCCAGTAGTCGCATGAGTGACAGGACCACCCACACGCGTTGCGCTGCCGGTGACTGCGGAGCCTTGGCCGCTGAGCGTGCCGCTGGCAGCGAAGGCTCGGAGACGGGCAGCAGAGCCAGAGGCCGTAGATCCTTGACCCGTCAGTGTGCCGGTAGTGGCAAACGCCCGGAAGCGTGCCGATGACCCGGCGACCGTTGAGCCGGGGCCTGTCAGTGCACCAGTGGTCGCGTGCTGCCGTGTCCGCGCCGCAGTGCCAGCGACGGTCGAGCCGGAGCCTGTCAAAGCACCAGTGGTCGCGTGGGTGACAGCCCCTGTTGCACGGGCAGCGGTGCCCGTGATGCTTGAGCCAGAGCCTGTCAGTGCGCCAGTGGTGGCGTGCGTTACAGGCCCCGCTGTGCCCTGCCCTAACAGCAGCGGCAGCAGCATTTAGAACACCTCGAAAGTGATCTCGAACGACAAATTACCAACCGAGGCCACGGTGCCCTGCACGAACCGCAGGCCCGTGTTCTCGCGCACGATCAGGTCAGCGCCCTCGTTGCGAACAAACTCAGCGCCCAAGGTGCCTGCAATACCGGACGGTGCCGAGGTCTCCTCGGTGAACACCCAGCGCTGCCCGATCAATGCGCCCGCAGTGGCCCCACCCGTGGGGGATGACCGCGCCGTGATGTTGGCGGACAAAGCCGGGTTGTTCGTGTCCATCTCGCTGATGGTGATGGCCGTCAACGAGGTGCCGTCCAACGTTGCTGCCGTGCCACCTGTGCCAACTGCCGTAGTGCGAGTCAAGTTGACTTCCACACCCAACGTGCCGGTCACAGCCGTGTCGTTGTCCACAAAACAAAACGCGGACAGCACACGGATGGCTACTCCGCTGCCTGTGGCGTTGAACAGGTCTAGGAAGACCTTGTTCGAGCCCACCGCTTGGCTGGGGCATGTCAGGCGGTACTGAGGCAGGCTGCCGGTGAGATGGCCATCAGGATAGGCCAACATCACAATTTGGTACTCTTTGGCCGACACCAACTGCGTAGCAACCGTCGCCCCCGAGCCAGGGGTGACGTTGATTGAGTCGTTTGGCAGCGCCATGACTACGCGCTCAGTGCGGTGTAGGTCAGCGAGCTGCAGCTCACGGTGTCACCCGCCGCGACCACCAAGCCGTTGGTCATGTTGATGTCGCTGCCGCTGGCCGCAACCGCACAGTGGATCACCACCGTGCCGCCGTTGGTCTGCAGTGTGGCCGTGGCCACCGCGCTGGCGTTGCCGGTGGCGTTGGTGTCGCTGGTGATGGCATTGGCCGTGGCCGTGCCAGTCACCGCAGCCGGAAAGGCTGTGGCGCTCAGGGGCAACAGAGCCACCACCGTGCCTGGTGCGCTCACCGTGCCGGTCAAGCGAAACGCCAACCGACCGTTGGTGCCAATCAGCGCCGTAACGGCGTCAGTCGCAGCGTTGCGTGCTGCCGTCGAGTGGGTGACTGCCATTCTGAAGCTCCTTCAGCTTGTCTTCATCGATGAAACCGACAAGCTCGTATTGCTCGACCTTGCCGGTGTCCTTGCGCTTGATTTCAACGGTGAAGCGCAGTTCACCTATTTGACCACTGAGTTCAGGCATCATTCAATGCCGACGACGCGGCCCTTTTCGCGCACAACCCGGCGCGGCTTGGAGATGGCCTCAAGCGCCTTCTCGGTGTTCTGCTTGCTGGTGTCAGCGAACTGGCCCACGGCCTTGCTCATCTCGCCCACCGCCTCGCCAATGGCTGCCACGGTTTGCCCCAGGCCGATTACGGCATCGTTGACGCTCTGACCCAGGCCGACCACGGCCTCTTGCATCTGCTGGCTGGCCTGCATCATGCCATCAGTGGCGGCAGCGCCGACCATGCCTTTTTCGACCTGCGTGGCCGTCTCTGCCATTTTCAGGCGGCGCATGTCGTTTTCTAGGCGCAGCGCTTCAAGCTCAAGCTCCTTGCGCTCGTCCATCACTGGAGCCATGCCCTGCTGCTGGCCAGCGACCGACGCACCCCCAACCTCGCCGCCGACCTTGGCCAGCGTCTCCAGCGTCTTGGCTTCCGTCAGCGCCGTCTCAGCCCCGGTCTTCACCGCATCGGCTCTGGCCTTGTCCGCTTCAGCCATTGCCTTTTCAGCAGCAGCCTCGACAAACACAGCGTTCGGATCAGGCTGCGCGTTCTGAGCAGCAGCGGCCATCTCCTCGGCTTCCTCGGGCGTGGGCTGCATGATGCCAGCCTGAACCATTTGCTTGCGGAAGTAGGCGCGAACGTCGCTGATGCCCTCACCCTCCATGTTCTGGAAGGCCATCGCCAGCAGCACCTGCTGAGTCTGTGGATCCTGCGTGAGTTGCAGCATGCCCAGCAGCGAGCGCACCGTGGCCGAGCGCTGGCTGCTCGACGATGGGCCGACAGTGGACACCACGTCGAACTTGGCTTGGGAGAGGTCGTTCTCCATGACCAACTCGCCGTTGCGATCCAACGTCGGGCGCATCAGCTCAACCGACTCGACCTCGTTCTGAGGCCCGACGCCCTTCATGCGACGCTTGGACTCCACGTAGACTTCGCGGGCCATCGACAGCCAGATCTCACCGCAGCGCTGCACACCCTTGTTGTAGTTGCTCATGTACAGAAACGCCTGCATGTCCAGACGTTGCTGCACCATCTCCACGGCCTTGCCGCTGATGTTGCTGACGATCTTGTCGCCGTTCTGCTGGTTGCCCAGAATGTCCGAAATATCAGCTTCGGTCAGTTGCAACAGCGCTGCCATCGCAGGCGGGATCTCGGGACTCTTGGTGTAGGCCACCGGCCCGGCCACCTGCTGGCTGCCATCTGCGCCCGTGATCGGGTTCACCAGCAGATAGGGGTAGTTGCGCAGATTGTCCTCGGCCCACATCACCTGGTGGCCGGCGACCTGCTCAGGCACCAAGATCGGCTTCTCGACACTCGACAGCGCACTGATCTCGCCGAGCTTGGACAACTGCATGTTCTTCAGGCGCTGCGCATCCTTGGCGAAGCGCACCACACCTGAGCAACGCTCGATGTTGTCGATGAACCAGCGCTTGCCATAGATCGGCACGATGGGAATGCAGTTGCCGGCGATGTAGCCAGCGTCATCCAACACCTTGCCACCGGACATGATGTACTTGTGGACCTTCTTGCGCTTGACCTTCTTCTGGCGCACCTCGATGCTGCCAATCGCCGACAGCGTGGCCTCCAACTCGGGGTCGTTCTCGAAGTCAAACTCGCTGTACCGCTCCTCGGTGCCGTCGATCGCCTGGAAAACGCGGATCGTCTCGGGCTTGTACTCGACGCGGTAGTACTCGGCCACGAACACCACATCTGGTGTACACCAGTCAAACTCGTACTGGTGGATCTCCTTGGGCCATGTAGTCGGATCGTCCCCGTACTCAGCCTTGTAGGCGTCGCGGGTCATGCTGGTCAGCACGAAGCATCGCTTGGCGTCTGCCTTGTCCTGACGCTTGGCGTCGAGGTCGAAGAACACGCTGCTGTCGGCGTCGAAGATCGGCTCGATGTAGATGCGCTGATGATCGGTCTCGTCGTCTTCCTCGTCTTCGTAGGCCGTGCGCAGACGCCAGGCGCCAAACCCGCCCGTGATCGCTTCGTCGAAGGCGTTGTCGTACGCCTCGTTGGCGGTACTGTCCTGCTCGTCGGCGCGGTAGAGTTTGTTGCAGGTGTCGGCCAGGCTTGTCGCGTCGGTGCCGTCCTTGCTGATGAAGTCCACCGTGACGCGGTTGTTGCGATACTCGTTGATGATCCGAGTAATGGCCAGGGCGATCTTGTTGACCTCGAACCGCGGCTTGTTCTCAAACTGATCGCCAAGCGGGCCTTCCCATGTGGCACCCGAAATAGTGGCGAATCGTCTGTCTTGCAAACACTGCAGCCGTTCGTCACGAACCGCGGTTTGGATGTTGTCGAACTCCCGCAGTGCTTCCTGATGGATAGTCGAGAGGCGCTGATCGTTCGAGATGCGTGCCATGTCAGGCCCTTTGCTGAGTGCCCCAGAAGTTTACAACCGGCTTGGCATAGTACGAAGGTGCGGCTGCAGAGTATGACATGCCACTCGCGTCGGTGTTGACCGGGAACGCGAAGGTAACGGCGATGGCGTCGGCCGCGTCGGGTGAGGCGAGTCCTCGGGCCTTCATCTCCTTCTTCGACTCCAGGAACAGTTTACCCGAGGAGTCGGGCTTGACTCGCGGGCCTACAAGGTCGTCACGCAACTGCTTGTCCTGTGGAACGCTGGCTGTCTTGAGCCACTCCTTGACCGCGCCCCACATCTCCGAGCGTCGGTTGCCCCAGGTGATGGGGCGCAGCGCCTTCCAGCCGAAGTTCACACCGCGCACCTTGTAACGCTGCTCGTTGAGTCTGTCAAGGATGCCGTAGCCCAGGCCACCTTCGTCGATGACGGTCATGGCCGGCCGGTATTGCTCGATGGCGGCGATGACGTGTCCGACCACCGTCATGGTGTCGTCGCCCTTGTAGCGCAGGATCCGCGTGATGTCCCGCCCCTGGCGCACGACGATGACCGTCGAGTCGGCCCCGCCCCGGGCCGGGTCCACGCCGATGATGATCGGTGCGCTCATGTCCTTGTGCGGCGGCCGGCGCATGGCCTCGTCCACCAGCGCCAGGTTGATGAACTGGTCGTCCCCGGTCGATGGGAACTCACCGTAGACCTCGATGCGCGCCTCGCGGCTGTCCTCACCGTACTCGGCGATGATCTGCTCGTAGACGCCCTTGTCGGTGCCCTCGACCGTGCGAGCGTCGATGTTGCGCGTGACCCAGAAGTCCCGTTTGGCGTTGAAGCACTCGTAGAAGTACCCGGTGTTGCGCCGCGGGTTGCTGAACGCGAGCCAGTACCGGTCGACGATGGGCTCGGTGAAGAAGCCCGCGGCCACTGACCAGATCCCGTCTGGGATGCCGCTCGCCTCGTCGAAGATGACCATCATGCCGTCTTGGTTGTGCACCCCGGCGTAGGCATCTGGGTTCTCCTCCGACCACAGCTTCCCCTCGGCGCCCCAGTAGCGGGTGCCCTTCTTGAGGTCACGCTCGACCAGTGTGGTCATCCACGCCGCGGGTACGAGCTTGGTGGCCGACGGCTCCCACCAGTGGGCGTTGATGACCATCGTGGCCCACTTGGTCAGCTCGCCCCAGGTCACGTTGCGCAACTGGCTCTCGCTGTTCGCCGAGACGATGACGGTCGATCCGATGCGAGTGGTGAGCATCCACAGGATGAGCCACGACACCAGTGCGCTCTTCCCGATCCCCCGCCCCGAGGCCACCGCTGCACGCAGGGCCTGCAGCACGGCGTCCGGTGACCGGTTCTCCCGGATGTGCTTGGTGATCGTCCTGAGCACGTCCCTCTGCCAGCGGCGCGGTCCGCTGAACCGCTCCAGCGGGGTGTTCTTCTGCCCCCACGGGAACGCGAACAGCACGAACGCCTCGGGGTCATCGACGATGGTCTGCGACCACAACTGAGACATGAGCATCTGCTCATCGTCGGGCGCGTAACGCGGCTGCTGTGCCATCAGTCGTTGCTGTCGTTGTGCTCGATCCGAGGCGTGTCCACCCCATCATCGATGTCCACCATCGTCACGTCCGTCAGCAGCCGGGAGCGTGCCTGCTCCAGTGCTGCGGTGATGCTGATCGACTGGTTGACCTCTACCTGCTTGATGTCGCCGTACTGCTTGCGGTTGTCGGCGCCCATGAGCCACTTGTAGGTGTCGATCTTGAGCTTGGACCGCGCTACGTCCTCGACGCTGTCCTCAGCCTCGGCAATCTCCACGATGCGTCCCGCCCACCACTCCGTGCGAAGTTCCTTCGCCTCCTTGTAGCGTTCGTAACGCTGGGGGTCACGCTTGATCCACCTCCAGAAGGCGTCGTACTCGATGTCGCGCAGATCGTCCCTGACGATGGCGTTGAGCGAGCGCCCCTTGGTCATCTCCGTCAGCACACGCTCGAACATGGCCGCGAACGAGGCATCGAGGAGCGCACGGGTGGCTCGACGATGTTCTGCCGGACTGATGTCGAGTGGCGTCTGCGTTGCGACGCTGTGACTGGTCGAGTTGGGGTCGATATGGGCTGGTGCCAGCCAGTCGGGGATAGACGGCTGAGCGAGGGCCTGGGTTTGCTGCTCCATGCCGGGATGGTATCACGATGGTTGGTCGAGTTGGTAGCCTTGGTTGATGTGTCGCAGTGTCACTGGTGGGGATGGGGGCAATGAGTCAATGGGTTATTGGTTGATTTGTCATTTGAAAAAATTGACTCCGGGGGCTACGTTTTTGGTCACTGCCCCGCCGCCAATCGTTGGGGTACCCCCATCACCCTTGATCCACCGGGCCAACCGCCAGGCCGCAGCTCGTCGCAGCCAGGGCGCAATGGGTCAATGGCCAGGCGGGATCAGGCAGGATTCAGGGTGTAGTGTGTCAATGGGTGCGTTGATCCACCGGGTTAACGGCTTGCCTGCGACACCTGCGACAGACCCCCGTTGCAGTGTCGCAGGGACGAATCTGCGCCCATTGACACACTTGTCAGTCAATGGGTGCGGTGGTGTCAGTCAATGGGTGCACAAGGTGTGTCAATGGGTGCATGGAGTGTGTCAATGGGTGCGTGAATTAGGGGGGTGTGACAGAGTGACTTTGGCAGTCTAATTTGGGGGTTGGACGATGTTTTTGAATTTAGTCCCTCACGCACCCACCCCGATCCCAGTCACACCGTCGCAGGCAACAGGTCACAGTCCCCACCCACTCACTCACTGACACAAAGGGGCTTGCACTCGTTGAAACAACCATGCTATGATTCGTTCAACGGGTCAACGGTTGACCCGCAACACCAGAGGAAACGCACCATGACCAAGCAAGAAACCAAAGCCCTTGACCGCGCTCGTATCGGTGGACGTGGCTCCCTCATGCGCATGATGGCCATCATCCATCGCTCAGGCTCTACCCGCACCCAGCGTGAGATCGAGCGGGCAATCAACGATGCAGACGCGATGGACGAGTTCACCCGTGTGAACGGCGCCCTCGTCCACAACAGCGAGATCTAACGTCAACCTGCCGGGGCGCAAGCCCCGGCGCCACCAGGGAACCTTACAACCCTTACAGCCATGCGACGCATCACCATCACCAAGTCCAAAGCCGGCCACTATTGGCTAACCGTGCGCAACCCTGACGGTAGCTTACTGGTGCGCCAGATGTGCGACACCCTCACCATCGCTCGTCGTGCTGCTGCACCTTATCGCATGCCCAGCGAAGCCGACTATCTCGCAGCTATTGGCCCTTGTGGCCGCTAACCAGGGAACCTTACAACCATGCGCCCCCGTCCCATTGACTACCTGTTCGCTATCGTTTACGGGCTTGCGCTCGCATGCCTGATAGCTGCAGGTATCTGACAACACCACACCACATCGAACGGAGAACCAGACCATGACCACCAAGCCCACCGGATTTGTCTTTTACGATGGTCCCTCACTTATCGATGGCGCGCCCATCATCGGCATTGCAGTCCTTCACAGTGAGAACGTGAAGACGGGCGATATGGTGCAGACGTTCATTCTGCGCGCTGACCAATCACCCCTTGCCGCGATCGATAGCGGCGCCGATGCCAGCATATGCGGGGACTGCGTCCATCGTGGCGAGTCCACCAATTACGTCACCATTAAGCCCCGTACGTGCTACGTAGACATCGGGAAGTCTGTCATGTCCGTGTTTGGCGCGTGGGCGCGCGGCGCCTATCCTTTGATGTCACCCGCTGACGGCGCGCGCATGTTGCACGGGCGCGCCGTGCGCATGGGCGCCTACGGTGACCCTGCGGCCATCCCTGCACGTCACTGGCGCGCCTTGCTGCGCCTTGCTGACGGGCGCACGGGCTACACGCACCAATGGCGCATGCCCTTTGCGCAGCAGCTGCGCGCCCTTGTCATGGCATCGGCTGATACCGCATCGGAGCGGGACGTGGCGCGCGCGATGGGGTGGCGCACATTCCGTGTACGCGGCGCCGATGAATCACTCGGCGCGCGCGAGA